GGAGGATTAGGGGGCGCTCCCGGTGGCGCTTGCGGGGGTGCGCCGGGAAGGTTGACCGGCGATGGAGAAACCCCCTGTTGTGCACCCATGTCGGGTATACCCGACATGGGATTGGGAGAGTTATCGGGGGAATTGGGGGAAGTTGGTATCGCTTGCTGCGGTTGGCCGGTCCACGGAACAACGTCCTTGGTCCACTTGACCTGAGTTTTGATCCTGACCGTTGGGCCTTTGATGACCGCATACGGAAACAACGGAAGATCGACCAGAAACTCGGCCAGCGCAGTATAGAAGCCGCCCTGCGCCAGATGTTCCTGAAGTTTGCTTTCGGCCACTTTCGCCTGCTCTGCGGCCTTGCGCTTGGCTTGGTCGCGAGCATCCTCCATCATCGCGTCGTATACGTCGCGCACTTGTTCAGGTTGCGGGAGAGGGGGAGGTGGCGGCGGAGCAGGCATGCCCGCGCCCGGCCCCGGAGGGGCCTGCGCATTGGGCGGGATCGCCCCGGCGTGCATGCCCTGAGACGGCCCGCTGATATTCGAAGGGATACTCGCATCCACAAATTGGGGCGACTGCCCCTGCGCCGCGCCCAACGCGTGCGCCGTGGCCGCGCCGATCTGGTGCGCCTGCTGCGCCTGCGCCGCTTGGAAGTGCGTCTGCACCGCAGCCGTGACCATCTGCCCGATATGCTCGGCAATCGCCTGCACCACCTCGTCGGGAACTTCCGGGTCTTCGGCTGGCTCGATGGCCCACGGTCGGTCGGTGCCCAAGTAAACATCGCGCAACAAGCTCGATGTTCCTCTGCACTTCATCGCGATGGTTCTAGCGTAGACGTTCGATCCGCCGAAGCGCTTGATCTCTTCGATGACGTTGGGTTCGTACACCCCGTCGAACGCTCTTAACGCAGCGAGTAATCTATCGCTACATCCACGTCCGACCGTATCACGATGACGCCGCATCAAGGTATATTGATCGGTGATGAAACCAGCGAGGCCGATGGGGGTCGTAGACGGGGGTGGCGCGTACGGCTGCGCACGCGCGGCATCCATCACCTGTTGCGCTTGCGCAGTGCCGTCCCGCCCGACAACACGCAAGGCGGGCGCTGTAGGGAGCGCCGCCATGCTCTACATTGTCCACTTGCCACGTTGACAATGCTGCTATACCATAAACAAAAATCTATGTCAATAGGGTGATAAAAATATGACACTTTTATCCAAGGACGACGAGTTTCGTCTCCGCGAACTGGCGGCAGGGTTGGCAAAGGGCGTCGAGGAAGATCAGGTTCTGTTGGCGCGGCTCGGATTTACCCGTGAGGACTACGACGAACTGACGCAAACTCGAACCTTCAAGGTGATCCTCGATCAGGCGTTTGGCGAGTGGGGAGACGCCAGCAACACCCACAAGCGCATCAAACTCAAGGCGGCAGTGAACGTCGAGGAAGCCCTGCCCAGCTTCTACCAAGCAATGATCAACACCAATGAGCCTCTATCCTCGCGGGTCAAGGTTCTGGAGATCGTTTCAAAAATAGGAGGGCTGGGCAACCCGGAGCCGGTGGCGGCAGGGGTGGGGCAGTACTTCAAGCTGGAAATAAACTTAGGAATAGGCAAGCCGCCCCTCGTCATTGAGCATGGGGTGGAGGACGTGGCGCTGGAACACTCCAAGAGTGAGATCGTTCAGAGCAAGGTGTGGGACGACGTGGAGAAGAATGAGTTATAATCGGGGGCCGCTCGCCATACCACAATCATTCGTCATTCTCCTCGACGGTGGGGTCGGGCATCTTGTAACCCTGAGAGTAACGTTCGTAGTTCAGCCGGAACGCCAACCCATTGACTGCTGCCGACAGGCTATGATACCATCCCTCGCTAGAGACTAAGATCGTCTCGGTTGAGCGCCCACCATCAACCGCAGGGTCAAGCACGGAGATTGCAAGCCCAATCGCTTGTATGCGTCCTTCCTTTGCTTCCTTGAGGGCAGCGCGCAACGCCGTGATGACGCGCTCATTAGTATCGGGCTTGATCGGGGTTACCTTTGAGATGCGAGTGTTCGAAGCATCTCCACTCGTAGAGGTTATTTTGTCTGTTGCCATCGTATCAACTCCACGTATCCTGAGCGCCCCCATATCGTATCGCGATATCCCATCGGCTCGATGCAGTAGCGCCAACTCTGATCGGTTACAGTTACGTATGTGAGTAATTGGAACCTAGGCCAGCCACGGTTGTGGCGGTCTCGGGTGAGGGTCGGGGGCCATTCGCCTACGCGGTTCAACATCTTTCGCGATGTCCATTCAGCTAGCGGCCCCCTGTCGCACCGGGCTGGCAGATGCCCCATAGGCCCAATGCGCATCTCGTGTTTCGCGTGTTCGCGTAAACGCGCACGCGTTAAGTCAGCGCGTCAATCCGCCGTTTGATTTCCTCCTCGCCCAGCACCGTCCATGCCGGATCGCGGAACGCGTGCACCGCGAACGCCGCCTTGGCATAGTCCATCGCGTCGGTCGTGTGATGCTCCGCCGCTTCCAGCTTGCAGGACGGCCATAGGATCTGGAGGTCGATCCGGCGCTGCGTGATGCGCCACCAGTTGAGCGGGTTCAGGTCCACACTCTTTACGTCCAAGCCAGAGAACTAATCGGCGGACGAAGTGCGCGCTTGGGCCGGAGATGCTGCACCACCCGCCCCAGCACCCACTGGTAAGCGCCCATATTCCCGGCAACCAGACACACGTACTGCAAACAATCGCAAACATCCGACCACGGATGAAGCTTCTCCGGCACGTCCTTGATGAACATGCCGCCCGACTTATCGGGGCTGACAGCAAACTTGTACTGACCGTTCAGGGCTGCGACCAGCGTCGGACAACGAGAGCCGTCGATCAGGATCGCGGGCTTGCCCTGATTTTGTCGCACTAAGAAACTCTCGACTGCGCGCAACCGTGGATCGAGGTCGTTGGTCGGCGCAGGCTCGGCAGAGAACCCCAATGATCTGAGCAAATCGAAGCTATTGAACTCGAACATCGTATCCTTGCTCATCCCGGAGGGATCGCCCAGCAGCGCTATCGGACGCCCTTGGTAGCGCTCCTGAATAAGGGTGGGCGTGAGGTTCTGCTTGATGTGCTGCTCCAGCCCGACGTTCTCGCCAGTGGGGCCGCGACCGGGGACTTCTTGCAGAATTAATAATCTTCCAGAGTGATCAAGTTGGCAAATGAGGGACCAAGGATTGCGCCCGAAATCCTGCCCCACCAGAAGCATCCGGCTATACACAGGGTCCAGACTAGCGGCGACATGGTAATCATATTTGAAGCTCTCCGCGAACACCGCGCTGCCCGATGGATCGCGCCCGAACTCGCTCCACACATACCTACGAATATAGTCGGGCGTGCCCATGGAGAGCAAACGATTATAATACCCACGCCCCTGTTGTATCCGGATCGGATCATCCTCCGGCAGGAGCATGGTTTCCGCTGTCTGATTGAGATGAGCTAAGTTCTCAGCTTGAAGCGTGTGCCCGCCCGGCTGGTGGAACACTTGCCACTCAGGGGGAGGGCTAGCAATAAAATTTGCCCACGGGGTGTTCATGATCGGGGCGTTGGTGTCCATCCAGATCCCCGACCACGTGCACGCGCCATACTCGTTATTGGGGAACCGCCCACAGCGACCGGCGATATCAGAGAGCAGATCGATATCCGTCTCAATGCACTCGTTGACGTAAGCGCCCGTCAACTGAAGCGAGAGAAGGCGTTTCACGTCGTCAGGCTCATCCAACGGAATAAAGGGCCACTCGGAGACCACGTCGCCGTACTCAAGGTAGAGGGTGCTCTCGGAAACTTTCCAGTCGGCAAGGGAACCAAACCAGCCGCGCACATCCTTCAAGACGGTGGCTTTCGCATCCTTCAGCGATTGGCGGATAATTGCGAAGCGTGAGTAGCGCCTGCCATCGGCGCTCGCAGGGGCCTGCTCGGCCATCCGGCGAGCGGCTTCTACGATGCACGCGGTGGTCTTGCCGCTACCGACTGGACCCCAGATCAGTCGTCCGAAGGCATCACTTTGAATGAATTGCGCGATAGTCGGTGGTGCATTGTACACCCATTGCTGTCGTACCGGACCTGATCGCATAGGGCTCACTCACAGAGTGAAGCACTCTACCAGAGCGCTTGCGTAGTGTCAAGTAACCAACAGTATTAACAGTATTCGTTAAGTAGTACCCAAGTATTCGCAAAGGGCTTGACAAACTCTGAGAGTGAGCTATATAATCCCCACCGCTGGTCAGCTTCCTGCCACGTAAGCGGATCAGCAGCCCGAAGGTGCATGACCGCAGAGGGTGACCTCCCCAGAGTGAGGCCCAAGCTGCGTGAGGCGGCATGAACGCCAAAAGACCGAGGGCAAATCGCGATGTCTACCCCCCGACGTGAGATGCTGTCCCCCTCACGTCGGGGCCATCGCCTCACTCTCCCCGATAATACCCCCCATACTTACTAGACGCAGCCCGTATATAAACTGCGTTTGCCTCCTGCGGTGTGTCGTAGGCTCCCAAATATTTTCCGTTCTTGTCTTTACCAATGTAGGCGGCATAGCGTCCTGACGGCAGAAGAACAACTCCCTTGAAGCCAGTTCTATTATTACTCTGTTGATGCTTATTCGCTTGCTGTTGAGTGTTGTTGGCTTCCCGTAGATTACTCCAAGAATTATTAAATGGGTCACAGTCGGCGTGATCTACAGTATCGACTGGATCGATGCCAGTCATGTATTTCCAGATCAGCCTGTGAGCGGCAAAGGCAACCCTATCGCCTCTTGGCCCTAATGTCACTCGAATGCGATCTTTCTCACCCTTAGAGTTAAACTCTTTAGAACCTGCGGACCTGCCGCGATTGCGCCCGGTGCTGTATTTGAGCGCTCCGGTCGCGGGATTGTAATCGAACATCATTAGAAGATCAAAATGCGGAGGGAGTGGTGTGCAGCGCATGTCGGGAGTATAGGCTAAGAAAAGTTTGGTGTCAAGGTGTATATTGTACATAGTTTATAGGGGTAATATTTTTATACCACATATGTTTTATGGTACACTAAACGCGACCCCTCTGCCCCCACCCGGTGGTCCAGATGGGTGGGTGGGGGCGGTTTTCCCCTGAGAGTAGGCTACGACGAACAAACCGCAGTATCCGGGGTTCGGCGGAGACGATACCGATCGGATAGGGTATCGCGGGGTTATTGGCCCTAAGCATGGTCCTCGTTTCTACTTCGAGGGTCCGGCGAACAGTCACTCAGCGGAGTTAGCTCTCCGGTGAAACAACGAAACATAGAAACCTCTTCACTCGCGAGATGATTAAAGCTTTTCCGGTATAGGAACGGTAACTGGCTAAGGCGCGACCAAGTGAAGTGACATGGTAGGACCATGTGAAGAGTAACTAGAGACGGTGTGGCTTAACCTCACCGTCTCAGTTGTTCTTCCAAGCTCACTCTCAGAGTGAGTTTAGACGAACAACTGAGGAGTTACCAAGATGAAAATTCGATCCGGCCCCAACGTGCGCATCATGACGCAAGTCGTGTCGCACTACCAGCATGCCGTGCGACAACGTACAGGCGACACGGGAACTCTTCCCGCGTTCGGTGTTTCGCGTGCTCAGCGCGAAGTGAACGTTATCAACATCCCCAACACGGGGAGACGTTCGAAATTCATCAAGAAGCACAACGTGCGGCGGGTGACTTACTAGCACCGGCATGCGAAAAAAGAACTCGTTTTTCCTAATATCAAGCACTTAGGAATTACTCTTAAAGTGTTTCACTTTAAGGTTAATTCTTAACTCGTTGATATTATTGAGTGCGTTCTGAGTAGTAATAGTTTTTATTCGCTGCAAATACTATTTCTGGAAACTAGTAGTTTGGCGCAATTTATATCGGCAAAACAAGGGTTTATATATATGTGTAAGAAAACTCTTAATTATTAATTAATATAAGAGGTCGTATAGAAAATTTTTTTCTCACTCAGTGAGTGAGGCGCAGCAAAAATCCCTCCCTCTTATGTTCGCTAGAATTAATAGTTTCCCTTTTTGGGGTGTTAACCTATTGATATCGTTGAAGAATTAATTATTAGCTCCCTGAATAAGAATAAATTCAGGAGGTTAATTCTTAAGTCAACGATATCAATGCGTTAGTAACTCAGCTTCACATGGAGGTTTATTCTGTGATCAACATTTCGTATCGCAAGGTCGGTGGCCTTCGCTTCCTGAAGATCGGTCGATTGACACTCATGTTCTGTGTGTCTAAGGAATATCGACCCCTCAAGAAGACCCTTTCTCATGCCGACCTGTCGGCGGCTGAACTCGCACACTAACCGAGTGTAACTGAATGCGCAGCCACAAATCTACAAAACGCAAGAGCCTTACCGGCATGAGCGATGAGGATGTGGCGGCTCGCATACAGGAGCAAGGATACCAATGTCCGATCTGTGTTCTGCCTTATAGCGCGGAGCATACAAGAAAGCCTTCTGTCGATCATCGGCATAGCCTTGACGAGCAAAGACATCTCATTAAAGGCCGTGGCCCTAACCGTGATGTGATCTGCCACGGTTGCAATACGATGCTAGGCTACGCTCGCGACAACGCTAACACGTTACGTCGCGCGGCGGATTACATCGACGCGCACAATGAAAGACTAGCGCCAACCCTATGGGATGCGCTCATCAACGCTAACTCGGAGAGTGAAACATGATATCCCTCGTCATCAAAGGCGACAGCGTTGCAGCGTTCGCCGCTGCGGATCGCCACAAGGTTGAACTCACTTCGATCCAGACGAACTACCGTTCGTTCGGCAGCGCGGAAACGTATGCGTCGTGCGATGCGTCCGCGCTCAACGCCGTCATCGCATGGTACTGCGCATGCAAAGAGGTTGCGCCATATTCAACGGGAACGTTGCTGCTTTACACCAACCGCTAAGGTTAACAGCATCAATGCCAGCGAGAGGAACTGGCATTGTTCGTGTTAACTCTGGAGAGTGATCATGAACCATATCCAACAACTCACAGTGCAGCGCGACGACGCGCGCGAGCAATGTGGTATTGCGTTGCAACTTGTGGTTGATCTGCAAGTGTATCTCACGTCGTCCAAGTTCCACAACGATCCGACCGTGCAATGCGCCGACGTGCTTCGTCGCATTGCCGAAATTAAGAGTGCATTGTTATGACCACGACTAATCTGCAACTCTACTACAACCTGCGCGTGCGCATCGACGCCAGCGACACTGCGCTCGTGCGTCATATTCATGAGTGGCTTGGCGCACGGTTCGATGTGCGCGCCTACCGCGAGCCACGGCATGCATTCATGCGCTCGATGCTTACGATCCATCGGCATAAGCGCAAGCATCACTTCGCTCGCTTGGAGGTGGCGCGTCAACGACGGCAATCATAGCGTGCAGCTATCATTTTGCGCGTGCCCTCATTGCGTGTGCATGTTTGCATACGCAACATGCGGTTGTGTGTATAAATTTGTTAACAACACTCTTGACAATGGCTTTCTGCCGTGCCAAGTTAGGTCAGCGTCGAGGTGACGATTGGCAAAAACGCCGTAGATACGGCATATAAGGAGATCTTATGGTACGCAAGGTAAAGCTCAATAACGTTGGCGAAGCGCCCGCACATGGAGATGTGAATAGCGAAGCGCCGCTCAACGAAACCGTCAACCTCGATACGGTGTTCGAGGACGAAACCAATCAGGAGGATTTTGTGTCCCCAATCGAAGACGAAACTCAGGACGCGGGCGGTTATGCGCCCGGCGCTGAAGAGCATATCGCTTCTGAGAATGAAGCAAACTCGCAGAGTGAAGCTCCTCCCGCCGAAGACGAAACACAGGCACAGGCCGAGCAAGACGACCTTGAGGCGGCAGGCGTCAACATCAGCGAGGCCGAGGAGGAGAAGGCGCGTCGTCGCCAATATAAAGTTCTCTTGAAGGACGTGTCCAAGTTGGGCACGCTCTATGGCGGCGGCAAGACTTCGATGATCTCGCTGGCCGAGCGCGTCACCGAAGCGGCGATGAAGAAGTCGATCTACCCCGACAATGCCGATGAGTTGTACAAAGAGTTCAACGAGGCGGCGGAACTCAAGGGGCAGCTTGACGACGCGGGCGTTGTGCCCGATGCGGCGATTATGGAGCGCGCGCCGGTCGAAACCAACGAAACGTCGTTCAAGTCGCAGCTTTCGAAGTTGAAGAACTTCATCAAGCTGGGCAACAAGTTCGGCGACGAAGCGAACAACGCCAGCGACATGATCCGACGCGCGCGCAACATCCACATTGCGTTGCTCAAGGGGGATCGCAGCACGTTGAAGCCCGGCAGCACGTACAGCATTCTCTCGCAGATTGCTGGCAAGGCCGAGCGTCTT